GTTGTGTGAGATTACAGGATTTGATTCTATATCCCTTCAACCAAATGCAGGATCACAGGGTGAATATGCAGGTCTCCTAGCGATACAAGATTACCATAGAAGTAACGGTGATACTACGCGAAACGTTTGTCTAATACCAGAAAGTGCACATGGGACTAATCCTGCAAGTGCTGTCATGGCGGGCATGAAGATTGTTCCCATCAAATGTGATGAGAGTGGAAATATTGATTTGAAAGACTTAGAGAAACAAGCGATCATGAATACATTTGAACTCTCATGTATTATGATTACATATCCATCAACTCATGGTGTCTTTGAACCAACTATCAAAGATATTTGTAGAATTGTTCATGAGAATGGTGGTCAGGTATATCTTGATGGTGCGAATCTAAATGCACAAGTTGGACTCGCAAAACCATGTGATTATGGTGCTGATGTATGTCATCTTAATTTACATAAGACATTTTGTATTCCTCATGGTGGTGGAGGCCCCGGAGTTGGCCCAATTGGTGTTGCAGAGCATTTAACACCTTTTGTGACTCATCGTGTATCATCAGCAGAGTATGGAAGTGCAAGTATTCTTCCAATTAGTTGGATGTATATTCGTATGATGGGTGGTGATGGTTTACGAAAGGCAAGTGAGATATCATTGTTATCTGCAAACTGGTTAGCACATGAAATTGACCCATACTTTAAAGTTTTATATCGAGGAGAGAATGATCGAATTGCACATGAGTGTATATTTGATTGTCGTAATTTTCCTGTCACAGCAGAAGATATTGCAAAAAGATTGATGGACTATGGTTTCCATGCACCTACTTTATCATGGCCAGTTGCAAACACAATGATGGTTGAACCAACTGAAAGTGAATCACTTGATGAACTTAAGAGATTTGCAAAAGCAATGGAGATGATAGGAAGAGAAATATTTACAGTTCCTGAGATTGTTAAAAATTCACCACATACTGCAAGGGTTGTAAGTTCAACTGAATGGGTGTATAATTATACAAGAGAGCAAGCAGCATATCCTGTAGATCAATCTAATAAGTTTTGGCCTGCTGTATCAAGAATAGATAATGTTTACGGTGATCGTAATCTTGTTTGCTCTTGCTCATCCTACTTTGATAATGAAACTGATGGAACTAAAGGACTGGCTAAACTCAATCAATCTGAATAAAAAAAATCTGATTGATGAAGATCCATCAGTCGAAAAAGAATATCCTCCATTCATAATTAATAAGTGTTTATCAGGACATCTTGACACAGTGATGTTTGCAAATGAAATGAATAAGTATCCATTTCTACCGAAGAAAATGCAACATGACTTTTTTATACATATAGTGAGGAAGAAGAAAAGATTCTCTCCTTGGTTGCGTAAAGACAAAATCAATAATCTTGATACTGTCAAAACATACTATGAATGTAGTAATGCAAAAGCGGAACAGATTCTAAAGATTCTTACAAAAGAACAACTGAACTTTATTAAATCTAAACTTGATATTGGAGGAAGACAATGAGCGTTCTTCGTGAACCTGAAGTGAATTGGGATCCTGACCAGATGGTTGAGGTCACACTTAATGAACCAGATGATTTTCTCAAAGTGAGAGAAACACTTACTCGTATTGGTGTTGCATCAAGGAAAGAAAAGAAGATATATCAATCCTGTCACATACTTCATAAACAGGGAAGATATTTTTTAGTGCACTTCAAAGAGCTTTTTGCTTTAGATGGAAAGCATGCAAACTTAACATCTAATGATGTACAGAGAAGAAATCGTATCGCACAATTATTAGTTGACTGGGGACTTGTTGGTATAGTTAATTCTGACACTATACAAGATGTTGCACCATTAAATCAAATAAAAGTATTAGCATATAAAGATAAGGGTGATTGGATATTAGAAACAAAATATAATATTGGATCTAAAAAGAAGAAGGTAGAGGTAACTGAATAAAAATGTAGGGGATTCAACATCCCCTTTTTAATGCGAATATGGTTAAATAGAAGTGTGGGTGCCATTGGGCTCACAGTAATAAAGTCGCTTATCGGAGGACACTATGACTTCACTACAAAGATATCACTCTGCAAACTTACCAGAGTTGATGAAAATAATTTCAAAGAACGGGATTGGTATGGATGATTACCTTGACCGCTTTTTTAATTCTTTTGAAACCACAACAAACTATCCACCCTACAATTTAATTCATGTAAATAATGTTGAGTCCGTGCTTGAGATTGCTCTTGCAGGATTTGGCAAAAAAGAACTAAAGGTTTACACTGAATATGGAAAACTTATTGTCGAAGGATCCAAAGAAACTAAAGAGACAGGATCCGAGTATGTCCATCAGGGACTGGCTCAAAGAAGTTTCACAAGAGAATGGGCACTTTCAGAAGACGTTGAAGTCAGAGAGGTTCAATTCAAGGATGGACTTCTTACCGTTAAGTTGGGTAAAGTAGTCCCAGACCATCATGCCCGTAAGGACTACCTCTAAATATATTGAGTTCGAGATGGAACTTAGGGATCTTGACGATCCCTTTTTTTATGCTATAATTAAATGAGGAGATAATTTATTATGTCGATTAAAGTCGCAGTTCTACAATCAGGTGAACAAATCATTGCTGGAATGAAAGAGATTGTATCTGAAGATAAACCCATAGCATATTTGTTTAATCAACCTCATAAAATTGTATTGAATAACCAAATAGTTTTATCTGAAAGTGAAGATAAGTCCTCAGTTGAGGTTACTCTTGCCAAATGGATATTGATATCTGATGAGGATGATATACCTGTATCAGTGAATCAAGTAGTAACTTTAGTTGAACCAGTTGAAAGTGTAAAGAAAATGTATGAGGAGAAGGTAAATGGATCAGATTATTAAATGTCTATTACTTAAGAATGGTGATATCATAATATCACAGATTATGGAAGTTGATACAGAACTCGGTGGCCCTGATTGTAAGTTGATCAGACCATACAAAATGGTTGTATCTTCCGATGAATATAAATTAGAAACTTGGTTAGACTTTACATCACAAACTGATATGATGATACATTCTGATAGTATTCTCACCATAGTTACTCCAACACCTGCTATACTATCTGAGTATGTTGAGTTGATTGCCTGATGAGATTCTATACTAATGTTCAATTAGTTGGAAATAATTTTTTAGTTCGTGGTTATGAGAATGGTAAACATTTCATGACGCGAGAGACTTTTTCTCCTACTCTCTTTGTTCCTGCAAAAAAGAAGACGAAGTATAAAACTCTTACAGGTGAGTCTGTTGAACCAATCAATCCCGGTTCAGTTCGTGATTGTCGTGAGTTTTTTAAGAAATATGATGGTGTACAAAATTTTGATATCTATGGAAATGACAGATATATCTATCAATACATCTCAGAGATGTATCCAGAACCAGAAGTCAAGTTTGATATAAGCAAGATTAAATTAACCACTCTTGATATTGAGGTCAAGTCAGAGAATGGATTCCCTGATGTAGAATCTGCTGCAGAGGAAATACTACTCATATCAATACAGGATTATAATACAAAACAGATTCGCACATGGGGTCAGGGGCCATTTAACAACAAACAAGATAATGTCATTTACAAGTCATTCAATTCAGAGTATGAACTTTTAAATGCTTTTATCAACTGGTGGATGATTGAAGATAATACTCCGGAAGTGATTACAGGTTGGAACATTGAATTGTATGATATTCCATATCTATCCAGAAGACTTGAGAGAGTTCTTGGTGAGAAGTTGATGAAGAGACTTTCTCCTTGGGGTCTTGTAACTGAAGATGAAATCTATATTGCAGGTCGTAGAAATATTGCATATGATATTGGCGGTGTAACTCAACTTGATTATCTCAATCTCTATAAGAAGTTTACTTACAAAGCACAAGAATCATATCGTTTGGATTATATTGCAAGTGTTGAACTTGGTCAAAAGAAACTTGATCACTCAGAGTTTGATACATTCAAAGATTTCTATACAAAAGGTTGGCAGAAGTTTGTAGAATATAATATCATTGACGTAGAATTGGTTGACCGTCTTGAAGATAAGATGAAGTTGATTGAACTTGCACTCACTATGGCATATGATGCAAAGGTCAATTATGAAGATGTATTCTATCAGGTGCGTATGTGGGATACGATCATATACAATTACTTGAAGAGAAGAAACATTGTCATTCCTCCAAAAGAAAGATCTGATAAGTCTGAAAAGTATGCAGGTGCATATGTAAAAGAACCCATACCTGGCAAGTATGATTGGGTTGTATCATTTGACTTGAATAGTCTATATCCGCATTTGATTATGCAATATAATATTTCCCCAGAAACTTTACTTGAGAACAAACATCCGACAGTTACAGTTGACAAAATACTTAACGAAGAACTCACATTTGAAATGTATAATGATAGTGCCATTTGTGCCAATGGTGCAATGTTCCGTAAGGATATTCGTGGGTTTCTACCAGAACTGATGGAGAAGATGTATAATGAAAGAGTCATCTTCAAGAAGAGAATGATCAAAGCAAAGAAAGCATATGAAAAGAAGAAGACAAAAGATCTTGAGAAAGAGATTGCTCGTTGCAACAATATTCAGATGGCAAAGAAGATTTCTCTCAACTCTGCCTATGGTGCTATTGGTAATGAACACTTTAGATACTATAAGACAGCAAATGCAGAAGCAATCACACTGTCAGGACAGGTTTCTATTCGTTGGATAGAAAATAAAATGAATGGTTACCTAAATAAACTGCTCAGTACAGACAAGGAGGATTACGTAATTGCATCTGACACAGATTCAATATATCTTAATCTTGGACCTCTTGTTAATAAATTTTTTGCTTCTAAGTCTAGCGACAAAGCAGCAATTGTTTCCTTACTTAATAAGATATGCGAAGAAAAACTGGAACCATTTATCGAGAAGAGTTATCAGGAATTGGCGACGTACGTTTCAGCGTACGAACAAAAAATGAGTATGAAGAGAGAAAATATTGCAGACAGAGGAATATGGACAGCGAAGAAGAGATATATATTAAACGTATGGGACTCAGAAGGAGTCAGGTATAAAGAACCCAAGATGAAAATCATGGGTCTAGAAACTGCTAGGTCATCAACACCAGCATACTTTCGGGATAAATTATATGCAGCGTTTCAGATTATTATCGGCAAAAACAATGATGAGCTTATCAATTTCATCAATGGAGTCCGCAGTGAAACAAAAGAGCGACCCTACGAGGAAGTCGCCTTTCCCAGAGGAGTTAACAACCTTGCCAAGTACCGTCACCCAAAGGAAATCTATCAAAAAGGAACACCCATCCACGTAAGGGGTGCACTACTTTACAATCATTACGTAAAGCACTATAATATAGAAAACAAGCATCCTCTCATCCAAGAAGGTGAGAAGATCAAATTCATGTATCTTAAAACACCAAACCCAATTCACGAGAATACTATTAGTTTCTTTGGTGAATTACCAAAAGAGTTTGGTATAGGAAAATATGTGGATTACCAAACACAGTTTGAGAAATCATTTCTCGAAC